AGTGGGTAATAAATAGGAATGATTATGAAATATTAGGTCTTAAAATCTTGATAGCAGTCATGCCGTTGTGGTCGCTCCATCTGGGATAATCCATTGGTGTTCCGTCCATGTTACGAATCCTGTCCAGCATCACCGGAGAGTTGCCCGGCATAAACCCAGAGACCTGCACAGTGTACTCATAGGATGCAGGACGCTTGCAATACAGGATAATGGCATTGCCGTCATTGACATAATACAGTTTATCCGTATTGCTGACGACATCCCATGTAACTGTCTTGCCTGATCCGGGCGTCACTTTGTAAATCGACATATTAAGTTTGCGGTTATCGATTGCACTGATCGCAAAAAAGCTGCCACTTTCGGGATTATTGGAGATATAAATGCTGTAATCTACGTTATTTACATCACAGATACGGATGCAGCCTTGGGAGCTGATGCCCATCGGAATAGGCACATACGCAAAAGCCTTGTACTGTTCCGGGTCTCCGGTCGTCGACTGCCCCGCAACGGTGTACTGTGTCTGATCTGTAATTGCCAGGTCAATACATCTATGCTCTCCGGCCTTGCAAATATACTGGTTATTGCCGCTAAAAATATACTCTCTCTTGGTGTAGATATACGCATTATTGATCTTGCACATCATAGCAGTAACGGGGTATTTGCCAATGGTCTGCACCGTGGTGGATACTTTTGCACTGCGGTTAATCACACCACCGTCAACCGTCAGCTGCGGGCTGGGACTTGTGCCGATCAGTGCAATTGTTGCATTGCCCTCTCCGGTGGTTGCCGTGTTGTCATCCACCGTATAAATTAGGTTGTTAATGTATGCAGCAGCCTTGCCCGGCCCATCAAATACAATGCCCCTGCGGCAAGTATCAAGATAGAGGTTAGAAATGTGTACATCATTGTTGGTTACTTTAATGCCATTGGTGTTCTCCCACCAGGTATTAGCATCCACTCCACCGGTACCACCGGAGGGGATGCCGTTGTAAGTAATCCAGTTACATCCGAACACATTAGTCCGGCAGTCAAAACCGGTCTGACATACCATTGCCAGCAGGTTGTTGCAACAGCAGTCCGGGGACTTGTCACCCCAGTAAAATGCCACGTTACCGGCAACACGCTCGGAGGGGTGAACATCACTAAAGCCCCATACCGAAACATTATCCATGTAGCAGTACCGGCTTAACGTGCTGGTACTGGGCTGCAAGTACACGCCATAGGATTTAACCCCGCCGATACTGACATTTGCAATGTAGTTATCGGTGTACTTGTCGGTGGTAAACACGATACCGCCGATCATGCCTTTGCAGATAATATCCAGATTTGCAATGACGATATTGCCAGACACATCATTGCCCGATACCGTCAGCACGCCAAGGCTGCCGAACGCGGTAGGATTGCCGGTATACTGCAAAATCGTGTCGCTGGTACCGCGTGCCGGGTCACGAGACGCGCTGGCACCGTACAAGCTATGCTTAAGCTGCACCGGTGCGTTGATCTTGTATGTGCCCACAGGGATAAACAACGGGAATTTTTTGGTGTAGGTGTTAAGGGTTTCGGTAATGTCGTCCGTGCCGTCTTTTTTCAGTTTTTGAAATTCCTCGATGCTGCGCGGTGAGGGCTTGATACTATCGGGAATTTTTCCGGTACGGCTTACCAAGAAATGCGTTGTATTATTATTTACGTTAATATCTACATTGGCGTAATTGTCGTCAATATTAGATACTCGTAGAGTCTTAAAGTTAGGGTTCCCGTATATATCCAGAGGGAGATTTTTTGCGCTCGCGCCGATTGTAAGCGCAAAGTTTGTTGCTGTTAGTACCGTCGTTTTGTTTTGACGGATTCCGAAAGAGCCGTCAGAATTTAAGATCATGGTTCCACCAACAGTCTGGTTATAGTCCCCGCTGACCGTCTGGTTAAGATCTCCGGTGGTGTCCTTGTCAATCTTGTTGGGCAGTGCCGTGTTAATGTCCCCGACGCTGTTTTGCAGCTGCGTGTCAGCTTCCGTGCGGGCCTGCTGCTCTCCCTTAAGGGCCGTTTTCAGCTGCGTGACGGCTTCCGCGCGGGTCTGCTGCTCGGTGTCCAGGGCATCCAGCAGGTAGTGCAAAATCTCATTGGTGGAACTCGTCACGCAATTAGAGCCCTTCACATACGCATCGCCCGCGCTCATGGCTCGTGTGATACGCACTAAAGCCCCATTGACCCATACCAGGTCATCAACGGCCCTTGCAGAAGTTGCGGTTGTGCTGTGGCCCTCATCGTTGGGGGTGATTGCTTTTTTGACGTTGGCAAAAAGCTCGTCAAAGTTGCCAATTTTTGTCCAGTACTCGGTGCGGTCCAGGGATGCTCCGGAGGGCACCGGCTGCACAGACAGGTATGCGTTGCCCGTGCTATCGACTACTACGGTGTTAGCCTCGTACTGGCTGGTGATGTCCCACTGGATAGGATCCGCGTATTTGATGGTGGCCAGGCTCACAAAATCTGTAAGTCGGTCGTTAAAATCATTGAGCGTGTCAATAATCCAGTCAAGATTCAGATCGTGGAAATTGGTGTAGGGTGCCTTGTGAATCGGGTAAATGATACTCATGTTTGCTATCTCCTTTAATATACCATCAGGCAAAAGTTTGCTTTGATGTCCGTAACGATCTTATGCATTGCGTTTTCTTTTGCCAGTGCCAGCTCTTTGGCAATCAGGTCCTGCGGGTCTCTGCCTGCCCGGCCCTTTTCTGTCACGGTGTCTTTGTAGCCGTCATGCGCCTCCGTGGTGATGGTGTTGGTGGTTGTTTGGTCGTCGGTGGTTGTGTCGGTGCCGGTGCTGGTAATGGTGTTACCGGTGCCCAGGGTGGTGGTGCTCTTTTCAGCCGGAACCATGGTGCCGCTATCAAAACCCGTCACATCCCTTGTCGTGCTGTCACTGCCATTGTTTTGACCGATGGTAGTAAGGTCAGGGGTGCGGGTGGTCTTGCCCTCCACCACGTTCTTGCCGGTGTTGGTGCTGCCGCTGGTGCCGTGGTGATCTGTGGTCCTGGTGCGATCATCGGAGGCCAGCACGTCATAGTCAAGGCCCAGGGCGGTCGCATACCGGGTCCAGCTGGGTAACATGGTTTCCGAAAACACACCCAGGGCCCTTTGCATCGTGGGGCCGTCGGCATACAAGACTTCTAGCTCCAGCGTGTCAAAAAGCAGCTGGTTGCATACAGCCTCTTTTGATACACTGTCAGGCACTTTAAGGTCATCAAACAGCTTCGGGTATCCGGCTAGCAGCCCATTAAAGCTCAGTGTTGCGTTCATTATTGGTCACCTCCTGCGCGCCCGTGTCGGGCGGAAATCTCCAGTCAACCCACAGTTGCGATCTGTCAATCCCAAACAGCTTGTGGACCCGCTCACAGCTGCGCTGCAGGCTGTCCAGCCACAGCGACGCTTTGGCGGCTGTCTCCACGTTGTTGGAATTGACCTCATCCGTCAACATGCGCTCTTTTTTGCTCGTGTTGGTGTTAGGGATGCCCACTTCCGTGTCAAAAAGTGCTTTGATGGTTTTGAGGGCCGTCAGCAGCTCATTGGTGATAAAATTGCCTTTGAGGTCGGAGGAAAAGTACATCCAGGGGGATTGACCGGTGGCCCCAGTCTTGGAGGCCTTAAGCAAAGAGGAATCCACAAACACTGCGGGGTCACCCTGCATGATCTCATCAAACATCTTTTTAAAAGATTCCGCGCCCGCCTTGTTGCCGGCCGCGAACACATACGCCAGGCGGCTGTTGATTAAATTGCTTTGGATGGTCTGGGCTGCAAGTGCCATCATATCCCCATAATATGCCACAATGTCCACCATGCCCCTATAGTCGGGCTGCAGGTTGATGATCTCGCACTGCTTGCCGATCTGCAGATACGGGGACCCCTTAATAAAGGGATTTGCAACGATGGAGTGTGTGGGATTGTAAAAGATATTGATACCTGTCAGCCCCATGCGATCATATACCAGGCCGTACCTGTCAGTATCAAATACCGTTACACCGCCCTCCCCGAATACCAGGTATTGCAAGCGGTTGCTGGGCCAGGTGTCGGGCAATGTCCACCGAACCATGGACACGGCCTCAAGAAACAGATACTTTCGGAAATAGTAGGACAGGCCGTTTCCCTTGGTGTGCATGACGGACGGTGTCACCGGTGATACATGGGTGTTGATCTGCTCATAACTGTAGGGTGCCGTCATCACAGTGCACCCCCCTTTGCCATCTTAAACAGCAGCCACACCGGCAGCTTGCCAGTAGGCCACGGCCCCGGCCCAGGACCCGGCCCGGGGGGATTGCCTGCATCCCATTCCACTTCCCAGGTTCCTACCTGGTTCGGAATGCCAAGAATGGCGGAAGGGTCCGATCTGTTCGCCGTGCCATATCCACCTATCCAGTACTCCCAATGCGTATGGATGCCGGTAACATTGCCTGTCCGTCCTTGCTGCCCGATATATTGTCCGCGTGTGATGGTATCCCCAACGTGGTGGATTTGACTCGCAAAATGAGCTGCAAGCCAATAGCTATTATCGCTCATTTTGATGACGATATAGTTACCCCATGAGTCGTTGCCGGTCGTGCCGCCTTGCCAAGTATGGGCCGTGACGACCGTGCCGGCCATCGGTGCATATGCCTTGTGATCTTTGTGCACCGTGTCAAGGCCTCCGTGGTAGCTACCATCAGAGTATGCGGGATATGCTGCAGATACCCTAATGGGCGATACCCCTGTAATACATTGCTTATATACTGCCATTTTGTAAAAAAAACACCTCCTACTCTAAGAAAAAACCGTTGCGCATAAAGCTTTTGACGCTGTCGATCTCTGCAGCCGTTGCGGGTAAGGCAAGATCTGGGTCATCGACCATGATAAAACCCGGAATCGTGGACAGCTGCACACGCTGGCACAGCGGCCGGCCGTGGTCCTCGTTGTTATCCTCAACAATCTCATAAAAGGCCCCGGTCAAATACGGGGTGATACCGTATTTTGCGACGCTGGCCCCTCCACCTTTTGATTGACTGACAACTGTGGATTGCTGGGCACCGGAGGCAATGCCGTTGACAATATCCCCATTTCCGAAAAAGGATGCAATGCCGCCAGCCACAGCCCCGACGGCCGTTTGAATCAAGCCGCTCAAACTGGCAAGCTCGTTTACGTTTGTTGCGATCTGCGCCAGCTGCACCGGAACTGCCACACTGCCGGAGGTGGAAAAGACGATGGAACGAAACTCTTTGTCAAATGCCAAATCCAGGACCGCGTCCCCGGTGCGGTAGTCAACCGTCAACCGGCAGTATAATGTGCTTTGCCGTACAAACAAGTTGGCATTTAATTTGATCTCGCCGAACGGCGGACAGTACAGCGTGTACTCCGAATACGGGGCCCCGTCTGTATAAGCGCCTCTTGTGTTAAGCTGCGGATGGTGCGGGGTCGGAATGCTAAACGTGAATACCTGCTTGTCGTTATTGTTAGCTATAACATAAGCGTTACCCACGTTCTGCATTTTCCACCAACCTACGGGGATTTCCGAAATGGGGGTACCGATACCGGCATTTCCGCACGGAATCCAGAAGGCTTTGGAAATGTACTGGATGGGATTAAACAGCGCTTTGGTTAAATTGCTGCTGATCTCCTCCGAACTAATATTAAGATAGTCCGTATTTTGCAAAAGTGCTGCCATAAGCTTTTGGAATGTGGTCCCACTCATTGCAAGATAGATGGCACCGCCAAAAGACACATACCCCGGCGCGTTAACCGCCACAACGAAAAAGCCCACATTGCCCTCCGGGTCATCGGAAAAGGGGGTGCTGCTTGCCTTGATGGTCTTGGTGGTGATCGGTGCTTTTGTGGGGTACAAACTATCTACAATATTGCCATCATACTTGGCGGACGACCGTACCACATACTCGGTTGCGTTGCTGATCTGGTCCCGGTAACTGGCAAGGGTATCAACGGTTAAGGATGCAATCCATCGTGCGTCCGAATATGTCCAGTTTTTAATCCAGTAGTATCGGCCAAAGATGGGTATATTGCAATAATTGTACCCGGTGGGGTTGCTCTCTGTGGCAATCTTAATTTCTGGGTCGATGATGGTGCAGGGGGATTTTAGGTTGATCTCAAACGTTTGCCCGCCGGTGGGCAGCTTGGTGCTATTGGAGCGCTTATTGATCTGGTAAAATATTGCCTGCATGTGCATACACCTCCTTATAAAATAACCGGCGGGCAAATTGCCCGCCGGTGCCGGTCAGGACTTAGAGGGGTCCGCGTCCTTGTACGTGGTGGTTTTAAGGGTGGAGGCGTTGGCTGCATGGCTGGGTGCGGTCACGTCGCCGGAGGTCATCAGGAACAAAACGGCGTTTTCGGTAAAGTCGTCGTACCAGCTCCAGCCATAGTGGTACCAGAAATTGGTATACAGGCCGCGGGCGTTCATGGGCGTGGGGACCACACGGGACAGGCGCGGAGTGTAACCGATAGCATCCCAGTCCAGCAGACAGCCGAACACGTTGGTCAGCTGCACCGCTGCGTTTTTGGTTGCCACGCCTGCGGTACTGGTAACAACAGGGGTTGCGGAGATGGTGTCGCGCTCGTTGATGTCCTGCCAGAACGTGACCTGTTCCGCGTCGCGGTACTTCAGCATGTTGTCGTGGTATACCTCCGGGATAACGCGGGCATCAATCTGGCTCTGGGTGCCGCTGTACAAATACAGGTGCTGACGATCATACGGGGTATGCCGCATGATGTTGTACGTATTGCCGCTGATCTGCCAGTTCTGGTGCCAGTTGATCGTGCGTTCTTTCATCAGCCGCGAAATGTCGTTGATACGGCCATACGCGTATTTGGCAAAACCCGGGAAATTGGCCTCTTTGTACACGTCGGCCACCTTCAGCTGGGTGCCCTGCTGGGCGTTGTACTCATCCAGCAGGTAGATGACGCTTTTGGGACTGGTGACGGTCATGCCGGTCAGGTGGTTGGCCATCAGGTTGTTGGCCAGGTTGCGCCGGTCGGCCTCGATCTGGTTCGACAAATGGAGGACAAAAGAGGACCAAAATTGGGCCAGTTCCTCTGGCCCCTTAAATGCTGCCTGCATCTGGGTGTCGGCCTGGGTGTACACGCGGCTGTAGTTGGTCTGGCCGTAGTAGTTGGTTTGCAGGACTTTGGGCTTGTGCACCTCGTACATATCCACACTTTGGCCATCCTTCAGCGCCCATGCTTTGTCCGTCACGGGGTCGGAGTCGCAAAAATTGATCTTGCGCACATGGTTGGTCCAGTCGTCGCCGGTAACCTGCAAGCGCTTCATGGGCGCATCATAGGGCCGGACCGCAAAAATAGTGCGGCCCAGCACCTGGCTGATAGCTTTGGTGTAGTTGTCAGTGCCGGTCTGCAAAGTGGCCTGCGCGACAGACACAAAACTCGACGTGTCCACGATGGGCGACGTTGGTTCCTGGCCGGTCGCCATTTTGTTGATCTCGGTCAAAATTACGGCGATGTCCTCAAAACTCATACCAAGTGGCATCTTACTTCACTTCCTTTCCGTAAGTGGGGTCAATAATACGAGCCGTTACTGTGCTCGCATCGGCTGCGGGCTGCTGCTGGATACCAAGGCCCAGCGCATTGGCCTGCATGGTCTGGGTCATGGTCTGCATTGCCTGGGTGGTGGACTGCTGGCCCTGCAAAATCTGCTGCAACAGAGCTTCAAGGCCATCATACTGACCGCCCGGCTGCGGTGCGGGCTGCGGTGCGATCTGTTTGGCGGGCTGGGCCGCCAAGGGCGGGACCTGCTGCGGGATAGCAGGATTCTGCACAGCTGCCGGGGCCGTCTGCGTGGGTTTGTCCATGGCTTCAATCTCAGCTTTGGTATAGCCGGCCATGGCAAGGGCTGCTTTTTCACTGGTTTTCAACTTTTGTCGCCTCCATTACAACATATGTTTCATGCGCCAGGCACTTAACTACCTGGTCTTTGTCGCCTTTGGTGACGGGGCCCACGGCACAGCACTGCCGCGTGTGGGCATCGTTGGCCCAGTCACTGTAGTAGCCCAGGCCCAAACGGGTGCACAGTTCAGCCAGCAAATATGCACGCTCGTTGGTAATCGACTGGGCAAAAATGATATAACAGTTCATGCCGGTCAGCCTTTCTTGATGTTATCCAGGGCCAGGCGCATTTCGCTGATTGCAACCGTGTTTTCTTTCACCACCGTGTTGCATTGGTACCACATCAGCAAAAATGCCGCAATCGGGAACCCGACGTTTGAAATAGACTGAATTAAAGTGTTAGCATCCATTTTTTGAGCACCTCCAAATAAATGTGAATAGAATAAAATCCCCGGTTCTCGCGCTGGCTGACGCTTGCCCGCCCCTTCTGGGGGCTGCCTTTGGGCACCGGGGATTAATTTCATTATATACGATTGTGAGATAATTTCAAGTATTTCTGCAGTACTCGCGGAAAAATATTTCATCTGAATATCGCTCAAACTCAATTTGCCGCTGCAGATACGCGGGCCAGATATACCCATACGCGGCCCGGAATCGTTTCCGCTCATAGTCACCGGAGCCGTATGCTGGCATTTCGCCGGACCGGTGCCGGCATACATAATATACGGGCTTGCTTTTGTGCTCATAGATACAGCACCGGCCGATCTGCACAAGTGGGTAATATTCGCGCAATGGGCGGGATACCACAAGGCTTTTTTCTTCGGCACTGTACTGGTTTTCAATGGCTGATCTGTAAAAATCTGTCCCACTCATGGACCGGTACAGGGCGGTCTTTGCTTTTTCTTTTGCCACAGGGCTGTCTACCAAGTCAATCAGCAAAATGCCCTTATCTTTTAACAGCTTGACGCGCTCTTTTTTGCCGATCATCCTCTCAACGGTGTCGGTAATATCCCATTGCATATAGTAGGGGTTTGCCATGCCGACGGCATTCGACATACACAACAGCGTGATGGGTTTCTGTCCTTGCAATTCTCGGTTGCGGTTGACCGTCTCATATATATTGGCAAGGCCCACGCCCTCGCCGCGCCGGTAATAGTCAGATTCCTCTTTTTGGTACTCATCCAGAATTATGATGCTAGTGTTCGGGCTGGAAAAACCACGGGTGCGGGCCATGGTGACAACATTGCCCAGCACCCCCGACATCTGCGCGGGCCGAATAGGGACCCCGGTGTCAGTGTAGGCCCCGGCGTTGCCCACCTCGTACATGCCCGCGATCTGCGACATCTTAAAGGGTGCATAGTGTGTTTGCAGGTCATTGTTTAATGGGGACCACGGCCACATCAACGGGGATGAACAAATCAACTCCGCCTGCTGCGGCGTACGGCGCAAGTATAAAAACTCCTCCTCCGTCTGGTGTACATGCTTAAGGGCCCCGTATGTTTTGCCGGTGCCACGCCCGCCCCAAATAAAAATGATGGGGGCCCCTGTGGAAAGAATGCCGTCATCCTCCGAAAAGTTGGGCCAGCCCTCATCCGTAAAAAGCTTAATCATCTAAACAACCTCCATGATCTTGTACCCAAGTATCTTGGCGTATTCGTCCGTAATGCCCAGGGTGTAGGTATTGTCACAGATACATAGGTTTCTAGTTATGTGGACCTTGTGGCCGTCAACTACAAAATCTGGCACCTTTGGCCGATCATTATATATAACTTGATTGCCGGCAGCAAGGCAAAACGTAAACCCCGGCTTAAAGGCATCAAAACCACCCCATAGGGCCAGCTCCAGGCCTCCTTTTTGCTTGCTTACTCCGGCTATTGTGGTGGTAATCCTGCCGCCCTTGGTGTAGGTGGTGGCGTATTTTTTGGCACCCCAGGTCATGAACTCCGCGTAGCTATGCTCTTGCTCATACACGCCCATATAGTGCACATTGCCTTTGGGGTCTGTAGCACAGGCACCATTATCTTTTGCAAGCTGCTTGACAGCCATATTAAAATCTGTTAGGTCAATGTCGCCCAGGTATTTGACGCTGTCGGTATCACAGTACACGCCGTTTTTTCCTGCTGCCCATTGGGCGATTTTGAGGCGCTTGCGTGTGTGGGCTGTGGTCCACACTCCCCATTGATACGGAAGAAACAGATGGGGGCAGTGATCGTTATAGCTGCCCTCTGGGTCGTCGGTGCACTCGCTCCACAGATTGTCCGGGTCATCCTCGTCAAAAAGCGTGTCCAGCTGCAGCGGGTCTTGTGCCGTCATGCCGTAATAACTGTTTAAGTCGCCTTTGGCTTTGACATAATACAAGTCTTGTCCTGCCACACCTTTTAGAGATGTCTTGCCGGTGTAGCTCTCTTTGACACAATCCGTCAAGGGCTTTGGCAGCTTGCCATAGTCGGACGTATACAAGTCCAGAACATTGAGGGCATCCCAGTCGTACTCTTTGGCTATAATCCTGAAATCAATATCCGTTATGGTGATCTCAAAGTGATCTGCAGACAGTAACCGGCCATTGTCGTTTACATACCCCTCGCAGTGGCGGACCTTGGCAAGCGGGATATAGGGGAATCCCCACCATTTATAGCGCTGGCGCAATCCTTTGACTTGCAATCGCATCAGGCAGGCTTTTCCGTGTCGCATACATTGCATGAGGCGCTGCACCGTGGCTGGCTCCTGCCGGAATGGGGTCATCGGGAAATAGCATTCGCATTGTACGGCAGGATAGGCGCTTGACATATCGACGGACCCGACGTTTTCCAGGTGGAGCCCTACATAATACCGATTGGCGTGGGTGTCACCGCCCCGGAATGCCTCGCGCAACATCTGGTATAATTCCCACGACGGCAGCAGGCGCTTGACGCGCTTGATGCCCCATGTGTACATTGCTTGCCGTGCCATGCGCCGGACGTAACCGGTGCGCGTTAATGGCAGAGTGTACAGGTCATCACCGTCGCGCTCCATCTCAATCATCAGGCACTCCACAATGCACCGCACGTCATTGATACAGTACGCCAATTCTGTGGATGTCAATGGGGTCCAGGGATACCGGACTTTGGAATAGTCAAGGGTGCCTGTCAATTTTGCATGAGGGGCTCCCAGCTGTTTGCCCCATGCATCAAGGGACAGATTGCTGTGGCGCATACTGCACCGGTATTCTATGGCGCGGTTGTCGCATTTCAGGACCCTTCTGGGTTTACTGGCAAATACATCACCGGGGCCAAAATCCATGACCCCGGAAAGATACTGAAATTCATGCGCAAGATTGTGCACATACATGCACAGATACCAGTTGCCTTGCGGCCCACTATTGGCCCGTAAGTAGTCGCTGATTGCGTCGGTAAAATGCAACCATTCATCCCAGGTGCGGCCTATAATGGTAACATCTAGGCCTAGCTGACATTGCCAGATATACATGATTGTGTGGGGGTTGCCGTCAATGTCGGTGCAAACTCGGCTTGTTTCAATATCAAATGCACACGGCATATTGACGTATAGGCGCTTTTTGTTGGTTTTGCGCTTTTTCCCCTTGGTATGCTTGCAATCCAAGTGCTCCATAAGCCATGGTACGGGGTTGTAATTACAAGCCTCCACCAAAACCTCCGCGCAAGTCGGCAGAGCTGCTGCCATCACTGTAGTCCCAGTCTTTGCCATAACTGACCTCACCTTGCTGCCATTTGACAAAATCGTCAATGCTGACATTATAACCGCCTTTTTCTCGCCAGTACATGACGGGCTGATCTGAGGGGTAATAATACACACCGGAGGCCTTAACGATCTCCCACCATTCTGACAGGGCAGTATACTGATCTTCCGGGACCTCGGACACGTCAATGCCGCCGACTTTCATTTTTGCATCGAATTCTTCGCGGGCACCGCCCACAGTTGACCCCTTGGAGCGGACAAAGCGCGCAACATCTGCAAGGGCCTGTTCCAGCGCCTTGCGATCTCCACGCATTGATTTGATGGTGGGGAAGCCTCCGGCGAATTCTTTGTAGATGTCGCTTGTGCTGCTGATGGGGTCCTTTGACAGTCGCTTGATACGTTTTTGCGCAATGTCACGCAATCGCGTGTATTCCTTGCGCATCTCTTTGCCCGGCCAGGATTCCAGGGCATACGGGGTATATAGTTCTGCGTTATATTTAAGAGTTGCGCTTGCTTTGGCTGAGCCGACGGCCATGCTTCTCACGTTCCTTTCTCTCCAAAATCATCAGATACCAGTCAAGGGGATCTGTATCAATGCCCAGATACCTAAAAAGGCACTGGGCCCATTCAGAACAAAAAAACTTTACGTCTTTTTCGACTACTCCGCTATATACAATAGCCATTGCAAGGCCCTGGATGGGGTCATCGCATTCCAGCAGTATGGACTTGTTAACTCTTTTCATGTTGATCTCCTAACAAAAAAGGCCGCAGCACTTGGTGCTGCGGCCACCGGTCGAATTAAACCAGGTTCAAGGACAGGACCTGCCCCTTCTTGGTGCTGATCAGCACGGGCTTGATCTTAACGGGCTCGGTCCAGGTGTCCGGGGTGCCCAGCAGCGTAAACATGCGTTTGAGCGACTGGTAAACCCCGACGGATACACACGCGTAAGACTGGCCGTCATCCGTGATAAGGACGATACGCGGGGCAATCTCCTTGCCCTCCGGTGCATCTTCCTTGCTGACCTCCACACATTCCACGGACACATGCACCAGGGACAGTACTTCGTTGACGTGCTCCTTCAGCTTGTTGGCGGGGTTGCTTGTTGCGTTGTAAAACGCAACTGCTGCAGAGCGGTCAGCAAGGTTCATGTCGGTGTAACCTACACCGGTGTTCATCACATCGGAGACCATCATGGCACCGTTGTTTTCGGACTTGGTCATTGCTTCAGACATAATACAAAACTCCTTTCGTTCTGGCCCTGTCATCATCAGTATCGGGTGGGCGGTCCCGGTAGACGGCCCGGAGGCCGTTTCGACTAATCAGTCTCTGAAGTATTCTCGGTAGCAAGATGCCACAACGTCACGGACCTTGGCAGCACCCTGATACATCAACTTGGAGGATAAGCAGGTATCCTTAAATCCCTCAAAGATATCCACCTGCTCTTCGCAATGGACAAGGGCCTGACGGAATCCGGCAAGCCAGGCACTTTTGCGGGCATCGCAGGGGTCCTCATATTCACAGCATGTTACCCGGCCATCCGGGTGAATCTCAACAATGAACTTGCGCATCTCCATGGTAACGACTCCTTTTCATCTGAGGGGCTGATCTGGACGGACCCGGGGCCGGGCATCCGGTGCAGCCTCTTTCTGTGGTACAATTATAGTTTACCACATTCTATAGTGCATATGTTGCTATAAACATTGTAAACAGTGCAAAAATTGCTAATCATCAAAATCATCGTTGTTCACACCTCTTAAAATAT